GAAAAGATCAATGCCGCTGCCAAAGCGGTAGGTGCTGGCGAGGTACGGAAGCTCACTGATAATCGCAGTACCGAAGCCGATTGGGTGCAAAAGACCAGTCCTGTGAAAGCATTCCAAGGATATCCCAGATGAGAGCCCGAGAGTTTATCACTGAACAATCTGAGCTGCCCCCGGAGACCAAGGAACCCATGCGTTATACCTACGTGCTGCCGGGCCTGAGTTCTTCTGACCCTTATAAAAATTATCGCATGGGAGTGGCTCTCGCCCGCGCCCGCAGCGATTATGCGAAAAATCTCAATCCCCAGAATGCCAATATAGATCCTTTCACACCAGAGTGGAGCGCAGAAACAGCGTTTGGCGAACATGCCGTGGTAGTGGGCATGACTCCGGCCATAGAAAAAGTCATCGACATGGCCCTGAAGATGACCAATACCCCGGGCGGAAAAAAGATCGTTTCCACTGGTCCCAGCGCGGAACCTGAATTTGTGGTGGCAAAAAGTCCGGTCAAACCCTTCCAAGGTTATCCTAGATAACCGGGCTGTACTGTGCGGCCCGTACTCATACTCCAACACCAAACCCCTGAGCGCCCTGCTTATCTCTTGACCTGGTTAGATCAGCATGGTATCGCGCATGAGACACGCAACGCTGGCGCTGGCGAAGAATTTCCTTCTTCCATAGAACCCTATGCTGCACTGGCCGTGATGGGCGGCGGCATGAGCGCCAATGATCCTTTGGCAAGCAATCGCCAGGCCGAGGTCCTGATCTTGCAGGCCATGCGATGGGATCGCCCTGTGATAGGACATTGCCTAGGCGGACAGCTCATGAGTCGTGCCCTGGGCTCCACTATCGATGCATCACCGCAGCCTGAGATCGGATGGCAATCTATCAAGTACGAAGACAATCCTTTGGTCAAGCATTGGTTCGGCGATCGTCCCACTTCTATGGTCATGCAGTGGCACTACGAAGCGTTTACCGTGCCCCAGGGTGCGGTACGGCTGGCATCTTCCAAGTCCTGCCCTAATCAAGCCTGGGCTCTGGGACCACACTTGGCCATGCAGTTCCATATTGAAATGGACGCAGACAAAGCGCAGGCCTGGGCCGCGGACGAAGATCCACTGTGGGCCACTGCCCGAGAACTCCATGCTTCGGTGCAGGACAGCGGCGCTATATTGCAGGGCATAGGACCCTATCTGCCTCGTCATCAAAGCACGGCAGATCACGTCTATCGCACTTGGCTAGACACCACACCCTGGGCAGAGAATCTGCGCTATGGGTATCGGCCCTAGTACTGGGTCAAGCATAAATACAGGATCAAGGACACGCTATGAACATCGCTGAAATACTAAGGAAAATGGCCGACATAGTGGATCAATCACAGGATCCTGGCCAACCTGATGAAAAGATACAGAATCCCGCCCAGCTCAGCCCTACCGCTGCGGGAACACCGGTAGAAGCACCCCAAAATCAAGATGCCGGTGCTGACGATGATGTCATGATCCCACCCCTGCAGCTCAAGACCGAGCTCTTGAAAAAGGCCGTGGGCGTAGACAGCGTGTTTGACGAAGGTGAACCTCGGGCCGATCAAGCGCACGACAATCAGCCTGATGAACTAGAGATAATAAAGCGCCATGCTGGCGTACCAGTGGCCGCTATCCAAGAACTGAGCAACGATGAACTGTTGGACGACTAACGGAGTCTCCAATGGGCAACAGCGTACAAAATTTTTATACTAGCCGCGACAACAACACAGATCCAGCCACCTATGTAGGCCAGCTGGATCGTCTCTGGTATAACCCCACCACAAACAGCATTTTTGTCAGCGATGGTGTCACCCCGGGTGGCCAACCAGTGGCCTTGGCCACTGGTGCCAACATCACTGCCAACATCATCACGGTCAACACCCTGACAGCTACATCAGGTACGATCGATGTGTTGGGAAATCTCGACATTTCAGGCAACATCAGTCCTGCTGCCAATGGAAAGATAGGTGGCATTACTCCTGGACCCGGCGTGTTCATATCCAATCAGGGCGAACTGACCATAGACTCGGCCAACCTGCCAATTAATTTTGGAAATTTTACAGCCAGCAATAACATACTCAGCATCGTCAATGTGGACGAGGACATGATACTGCAGACCGAAGGTGATGCAGAGATACAGTTGATTGGTAATATAGGATTTTACAAGCCCGATGGCATACCACCGGATGTGGCCAATAGGTACGCATTCTTCAACAACGACGGACAAGTGACCTTTTATATTCCAGTGCAGGATCTAACTGGTGCAGTAAATTTCATTGGGTCCACCACCGGTAATTTTATTTCTCCCGGACTGACTGGTGCCATGTTGCACGTGACGGGACAATTTGATGTTCCTTGCCGTCTCTACTATGATGGCAATGGTGACTATGTGAGCTGGGTAGCAAGACGCTGGAACGGAAATGTGGCTAGTCCTACACAGGTCCTGGCCGGGGAAGATGTGCTGCGTATCAATGCTACTGCAGCTACCAATCTTGGTGGCGGAAATGTGCCCAGCCAAGCCATCGCACAACTTTTTATGCAGGCCTTGGAGAATCAAACGCCTACTGCCCAGGGTTCCAAGATGGGATTCATCGTTACTCCCGTCGGGGAACCCACTGCTAACCGAATAGAAGTGGCCAACATCACAGTGGCCAACGGTGTCACCGCTACCAAATTTACCACCGCCGGCACAGTCACAGCCACCGGCAACATCTCAGGCGGTAACCTCATACTCAGTACCGGTGGTCTTATTTCTAGTTCTGGTCTGATCTCTACCACTGCCAACATCTCAGCTGGCAATATCTCTACCACTGGTCGTGCTGACATCACAGGCAATCTTGCTGCAGGCAATATCTCTACTGCAGGTGCAGTCGCAGTGACTGGTAATGTCACAGCAGGCAATGTCAACAGCTATGTGACCTTGCCTGCTGGTACCACCAGCAAAGGTCCTTTGATATTCACGTCGGGCACACTGCAGACTGTACCAACCACGGGCGCCATGAACTACGATGGTCGAGTGTTCTATGCCACTCCCCAGAGCACCGAGCGAGGACTCATAGTAACCGAACAGGTTTATATACCCAACGCTGATTACACACTGCTCAACCAGACTGCTGTGCAAAGCCTGTTTGGGGTGAGTGTGTCTCTCAGCAGTGGAACCCGTTATGCCTATAGATTGTTGTCTACCATTTACAAAACAGCCAACAACATCTCGTTGCAATATGCCACCGACGGTAATGTGGTCCTGGCCAAGCACAGCTATCAAACCACGACCACGGCCTCGGCTAGCTTGGCCACTGTGAGCACTCCCGGCGTGTTGAGAAACATCCTGACCACGGGATTTGATACTCCAGTCACGGTAAGTTCAGCATTCAACGGCACTGGCTACTACAGCCTCACTATCAACGGTACGCTGAACGTGACCACCGGCGGCACATGGAATCCCTTGGTTGGATTCACTGGATTGCCTGGCGTAGGCAGTTATCTAGCTGCTGGCAGCTCGATCGAAATATGGCCCATTGGTCCCACCGGTGCTAATGTGTCAATAGGAGCATGGAGTTAACATGAAAACTATCTTGGCAACCGTAATCACTATCTTTGTAATGATGGGTTCGGCCCTGGCTGCCATCAACCAGCAGTGCCCTCAGTTCACAGCCTATGGCGCACCGGCGCACCAGAATCGACCCGGCGATCAAGAACTCTGCAAGACCAATTACGCCGTGATCCATAGCTGCCAGTTCAAGAATCCCATAGCCGTGATGGAGCATATCACTACGGCAGCGATATCCGGTCCGGCCAAGAGAAAAGATGACTTCCGCGAGGATCCTGCTGTAACTCCACAATGCCGGAGCCGACTGCCGGACTATGCTGGTCAGCCCTATGATCGTGGACACATGAGTGCAGCCGCTGGCAACACACAGAATGATCAGGTTATGTCAGAGAGTTTCTTCCTGTCAAACATGGTTCCGCAAGTGCCCAACAACAATCGTGGCATCTGGCGCATCCTGGAAATGCAGATCCGTGATCAGGTGGCCCAGACTGGTCAGAGCCTGCATGTGATCTCTGGTGCTATCTTCGCCCAGGGCTACACTACTATTGGCAATGGGGTAGCAGTGCCCACGCATCTCTACAAAGTCATCATCAATCGCCAGACCGGCAATGCCACTGCTTATCTCATGCCCAATGCACCGTTACCAGTGGCAGATCTGCCCCGGTATCGCACCACTGTGCAGGCCGTGGAACAGGCCACCGGCCTGCGTTTTCCCACCCGGTGATTATAAATAAAGGTGCCGATCGCGACCTTGCAGGGTCCACCGGCTCTAACATGAAAGGACCATGTCAGCATGAATACTTATTATGTCTACGCCTACCTCAGAGAGGATGGCTCGCCCTATTACATCGGCAAAGGTAAAGATGCACGAGCCTGGACAAAATCAAATACTGAAATTGGTAAGCCTCCGGAATCCTGGCGGATCATCATAGTTGAAAATAATTTGTCAGAAATAGGAGCATTTGCGTTGGAGCGCCGGCTCATTCGCTGGTATGGGCGAAAAGATTTATCTACAGGTATACTCCGTAATCAGACCGATGGAGGCGACGGTGCTACAAACATTATTCCGTGGAATAAAGGTAAAGCGGGCCCTCCTGCAAAACTTAGCACTCGCCTAAAAATGTCAAAAAAAAGAAAAGGTGTTAAAAAATCCGATGTAACTCGACAAAGGATGAGTGCTGCACGCAAAGGGGAAATCAAATCAATGGAAGTCAGAGAAAAATTAAGAAAAGCGCAACTCAAACTTCCTAAAATCATTTGCGAACATTGTCAGGCCCTTTGTAATGCAGGTAATTACAAGAGATGGCACGGAGAAAGATGTCGTATAAAATATGGCTAAAAGCAATGAAGTAATTTTGGTAAAGACTCCTTATAAAAAGGAAGTCTATACGGCTGATCAAATTGAACAATTTGCTAAATGTGCCGACCCTAAAAATGGACCTCACTATTTTCTAGAAAACTTTTTTTACATACAACATCCAACTCGGGGTCGGATGTTATATCAGCCATATGATTACCAACGACGGTTGATTGACACTTATCACAACTATCGTTTCTCGATCTCCATGATGCCCAGACAAACCGGTAAATCTACTACAGCAGCTGGATATCTCCTATGGTATGCAAATTTTGTTTCGGATAGCACTATCCTAGTGGCCGCACACAAATACACAGGCAGCCAGGAGATCATGCAACGTATCCGCTACGCCTATGAATCAGTGCCGGATCATATCCGGGCAGGTGCCGTGGACTACAACAAAGGTAGCCTGACTTTTGACAATGGATCTCGTATCGTTTCGGCCACCACAACTGAAAACACCGGCCGAGGTATGTCGATATCCTTGCTATATGCAGACGAGTTCGCGTTCGTGCGACCCACCATAGCCACAGAATTCTGGACTTCCATATCACCTACTTTGGCCACTGGTGGTAAGGCCATCATCACATCAACACCTAACTCGGACGAGGATCAGTTCGCCCTGCTGTGGAAGGGCGCCAACAGGATGGAAGATGAATACGGTAATCCCACTGAAGTGGGACAGAACGGATTCCGGGCCTATCGTGCATTCTGGAATGAACATCCTGATCGTGATGAGACCTGGGCGCAACAGCAACGGGCAGCCTTGGGCACAGATCGATTCCGTCGGGAAATGGACTGCGAATTCATCATCGCCGATGAGACCTTGATAGCACCGGCCAAACTCATTGATCTCCAGGGCCGTGACCCTGACTACAAGACCGGAGAAGTGCGCTGGTACAAAAAGCCCCAAAAAGATCGTATCTATGTGATAGCCTTGGATCCCAGCCTGGGCACCGGAGGCGATCCCGCGGCCATACAGGTGTTTGAAGCCAACAGCACCGAACAAGTAGCAGAATGGCGGCACAATCGCACAGACATACCCACCCAGGTCCGCATCCTGTCCAATATCGTGCAGCATGTCTATGACTGCGTGGGCAACGAAAACAACGTCTACTATTCGGTGGAAAACAACACCATCGGCGAAGCCGCGCTGATCTCTATCGCGGAATACGGCGAAGAAAATATCCGGGGGTATTTCCTCAGCGAACCCGGTGGCGGCACACGACGCTACAGGAAAGGGTTCAATACCACGCACAAGCCCAAGCTGGCGGCCTGCGCCAAACTCAAGCATCTCATCGAAAGCAATCGCATGAAACTGCACAGCCGCAGTTTGATCGGGGAACTCAAGAGTTTCGTGGCATCTGGCACCAGTTATGCTGCTAAAATAGGCGAAACCGACGACTTGGTCATGGCCACTGTGCTGGCCGTACGCATGCTGATCATCCTGCAGGACTACCACAAAGAGCTAGACGATCACATGCGTGATCACAACGAAGCCCTGATCGAACCCTTGCCCTTCATAATGAGCATGGGTTGACGCTAAATACCCAATATGGAAAATAACGCCGCCTCCTCATTGTACGACCTGCTGGTCACCCGGGATTTTGAGCCCGAGATCTTGGACAGCCAGGGCAAAACAGTCACAGATCCCGCTGAAGCCGAACTGTTTAGTTTTGACTGGAAGACCGCAGACAAGAACTATGGCACCGTGGTGGTGTTGCTGGGCACAGACCAGGACCTTGAAGTCTACTACGGTGACAACTTGGGCCGCGCCATGGACAGTGAAGACCGCCAGGCGTGGTATGATTTCCTGGCACAGATGAAACAGTTCGCCAGTCGCAACATGTTGACGTTCAATGTCAACAACATCAATCGTCTCAAATACACCATGCAAGGCATGGCTGCTATCAAAGAAGGTCTGTTTGAAGGCTACTATGGCAATCGCAAAGTCAGCTACAGCGACCAACCCAAGAAAACCAAACTAGTGATCCGTCACAGCCGTCCTTTGGAAGAAGGTGAAGCACGTTATCGCAACATCGATGCCATATTCATCGAAACGGACCAAGGCGAGCGCTTCCGTGTGCCCAGCCGCAGCCTCATGCACGGCAAGATGCTGGCCAGACACGTGGCTGAAGGTGGCACACCCTATGATGCATTTGGCCAGCATATCACCGAGATGGTGTCGGAACTGGCCACGCTGAGCCGATTCCTCCGCGCCAGCCGCAGCCGCGCACTCAATGAGCAGGCCAATGGTCTGGTAGAAACCGCACGCCAGCACTATCAAGAAATGCGTGCCCAGGCACATCGCATGATTGGTAGCCGTGGCTATCGTGAGTCCCGGGAAAATTTCCGTCCTGATGAATTAAGGGCCTGTGAAAGCACAGTTTCTAACATACGTGAGATGTTCCTGGAACAGAGTTTAGATGATCGCATCGAACAAGCTCTGCCCATACTGTCGCGATTCATGCGCGAAGATACCATGAAAGAAGTACAGGCGTTTGAATCTTGGGCCGATCGCATCACCGAAGGCACCTGGAGCCTGCCGGAGAGACCGGAACAGCAGGCCCGTTTGGCCGAGATCATGGCTGACCCTCTGCCCGTGGGACCCGACGCTGTCAACGCCACAGAACAGCTCTATGACATCCTGGGCGATGATGTGTTGTTTGATCGATTGGATGAGTTATCGCTGGAAGATCCCGATGCTGATGCACGCCCCGTCATCCAGCAGCGCATGGCAGAGCTGGGCCTGAAGCTAGAGATGCCCACCGAACCCGCAGAACCCATCAGTGAAAAGAGTTTTGGTACGCCCATCGGCGGCGCCTTGGACCAGCCTTTGGGCGAAGGTGCGGCAGAATTTGAATTGGTTGACATCCAACAACCGCCGCGAGAAGGCGTGGAGATACACGAGCTTACCTCAGTGAACCGTGACATGCTTCCGGGAGTGGAATCATTGCGCCGACCCAAAGACGACTACAGCGATACCCTTTACTATCGCGATCCCATATCGGGCGGTATCTTTAGTTTCTATTACAGCCATGGCGCACCCCGCATCCGCGGAACCGGTGACATGCCCGAAAGCCGCGTGGCCGAAATAGCACAGGCCATACAGGCACGCACCACACAGGAGGATCTAGATTGTGATGGCGTGATGATGACCCGTCCCAGTAACATGAGTAGCGAAAGCCGGGACCTTTCAGATTTCAATCGTTTGGTAGAATTAGCAAAAGGCTAACAAAAATCGCAAAGTCTGTTGACTTTGCTAAATACTCACACGTATACTGTAGATCAGTGTACGTTTTAGGCAAGCAGTACACTAGGCAAGCAGTAAACATAGGCAACGAAAGGACAATCATACTATGGCATCTTTAGCAGAAATCCGCGCTCGACTACAAGCCGCAGAGTCGAACAAAGGCGGTCAATCAACAGGCGGCGACAACGCAATTTACCCCCACTGGAACATGGAAGAAGGACACTCAGCAGTGCTCCGTTTCTTACCTGACGGTGACGCCAAAAACACTTTTTTCTGGGTCGAACGTGCGATGATCAAACTGCCATTCGCTGGCGTCAAAGGCGAAATGGACTCCAAACAGGTACAGGTACAGGTTCCCTGCGTAGAGATGTGGGGCGAAGCCTGCCCAATCCTGGCCGAAGTGCGCACATGGTTCAAGGACAAGAGCCTTGAAGACATGGGTCGCAAGTATTGGAAGAAGCGCAGTTACATCATGCAGGGTTTCGTGCGCGAGAATCCGCTCTCCGAAGATCGTACTCCAGAGAATCCCATCCGACGTTTCATCATTGGCCCACAGATCTTTACCTTGATCAAATCGGCTTTGATGGATCCCGAACTGGAAGAGCTGCCCACTGACTTGATGCGCGGTCTGGATTTCCGCATCACCAAG